AACATCTGCAGCTATAACATACTTTTTGTTCAACTCAGGCTGTCTCCATATCCACACACCATTCTGCGGACCTTCTTTGAGTATCGGCTGCCTAATCATGTCTCTCATTCGATCAAGCTCAGTAGGCTGCAAGAAAGTATCACCGGACGTTATGAAGTCGCACAAGAACTCTTGTGAAACCTTTCGACGCGGTAAATTCTTGGTCTCTTTATCGAACCACTCTTGATCGTGATCAGGGTGCACATCCCATGGCAGTCTAATGGGATTAAATGCATTGACACCTGACTCCGCTTCGGTCCACAGTTTATAGTACTGACCACCGACACCATTGGGAGTTGAAAGAATAACTGCACTACCGCCTGTTGAAAGTGTAGGATAAAGCCCAGTCCAGATGTCATCAAAGTCTCTAATGAAAGCAGCCTCATCTACGATAAGAAGAGCAAGAGCTTCAGAACGTCCAGCATCAGGCGAAGTAGGAACGGCTGTTATAGTCGATCCATTGGTAAATCTAATAGCCTGTTTTGTTGGCTCATACTTAGTCAGCAAGAGCCAGGGAGGTAAAGAATCCAGCATAGTCTTCACCTTCTTGATGAAGTTCATTGCTGTAGGAAGCTTAGTTGCAATTACTAAGATGTTCTTATCTTTCTTGAAAAGAGCCATCCAAAGAGAATATGCAGCAGTGACAGTAGATAAACCAAGCTGTCGGGATTTTAAGACTATGTTAAACCGATGATCTTGAAATTGTTTAATACAGTCATCTTGAAAGTCATAGGTCTCAAATGGAATAAGACCCTTAACGGGATGCTGTATCTTTGTGTACTCCTTCATGAAGTACACAGGATCTTTACCGCACTTTAAAATCTCAGCTACTTGCTGCTGTCTACTGGGACTTACTGGTTTGCTCATGACATGTCAAATCTAAACGTTTTTCTATAATATGCCGTTCTCTTTGACGTGTGATGATAACCCCCGCCGATCATTTCTACAGAATCAGCAGAATCAATTTCTTTAAGAGTTAGCGTTTGCCCAGTGAGCTCTTTGTATTTCTCTTTTAATGATTTTGTGTATCTCTCAATCAGTTCATCAGCATCATTAGCTGTAATCTTTTTTACCATAATGGCGTCGCTAGTAGATGCAAAATTCATTATGCAGTTAAAGGTAGCTGATAGCATATTACCTGCATAGGAAAATTTGACAGAATAGGATGCAGTTTTTGGTGTAGACGATTTACCCCAAGTATTGTCTAAAATTTGACCTAAAGCGTTGTAGTCTATTGTGTTGGCCATTGTTGATCTCACTAATCTGGATTAAATAGGTATGTCAAGTATTTAATTTAGACATAACATACTCTTTGGTGGGACGCCATCCTTCTTTCCATTCATTCATTCTAGGATATATGAATTTACTTGCGCATGTGTCGCAACATTCAAACTTATTAAATGCCTCTTCATCATAAAAAGAAATCATTATCTTTTCACACAACAAGCAGAAAATAGAAGAGTTATCATCACCCAGATCATTTTCTTTGATGATGTAGAAACCTTCCGGGTGTTCTAAAATCTGTCTGTTATTTGAATACGGCTTCCAATCGTTCATGAGAATGATACCCTTGAGTCTTTTTCATTTTTAGTTATTTCTAGAATGTGATCGGCAACATCCTTTATGCCGTCTACGTGCGTGATAACAAGAATCAATCTAAAGAATTTCTTTAGGCTAGTCAACAGTCTATTGCAGGCTTCAACTCCTGCGTCGTCTAGAGTTCCAAATCCTTCGTCAATAATAAACATGTCACATTTTGGCATAGAAGACACGTTGACAAGAGCCACTCTTAACGCGATGGATGTGATAGTCTTCTCCATGCCGCTACAGAGCTCAATGATACGCCTAGAATCACCATAGTTGATATAAATCTCAGAAGCATCTGAGTCATCATCGTTCTCTAGTTCAACTTGAAAATCTACAATACCATGCAGAATCTTAGAGATCTCTGAGTTGATAGCAGGAATTTGAGATCGTGTGATGATTAGGGGAATTCCTTTCTTAGAAAAAGCACCCGAGATAATCTCGTATGCCTTCATGTCTCTCAGAATTGTATCTCTTGCAGATTTTTCGCTATCAAGCTTCTCAACATCAGATAGAAGTTTTCCCTTTTGAGTGGCAAGACTAATTCTAGTATCGTCTGACCCTTTGATAAGTCTAGATAATTCTTCTATTTTTGACCTGATAGAAACAACTTCTGTATTTTCGTGATTTTTTAAAGCTTCTTGCAGATCACGAAGCTTAGTCTGAGCTTCTTTAAGACTCTCGGACATGTCATCACAAGAAGATCGCGATTGAGCTATTTCAGTTTCTTTCTTGGAGATTTCTAGTTTTATCTTTGCAGACAGTGTGACAGCTTTTTCTAATTTGTCTAGCCTTGTTGCAATGCTGTCTTTGTTAAGAAGTGCCATCTTTTTATTGAGATCTTCAAGTTGTTTAAAAACATCTTTTGTCTTCTTGTCCTGAGATTCAAGTTTTTCCTTGTTCTGATGGGCATCCTTGATGAATTTGCAAGAAGGATATTCATCACCGCAAGGAACTTCATCTAAAATCTTAAGAGACTTTTGGTAAGACTTTAACTGCGTGGTCTCTTTGTCGTGGCTGTGCTTTAAATCAGTCAGCTTGCGCTCAAGATCACAGATGTCTGAAAGCTGCTTCTTTAGATCCGAAACATCGTCTGATTCTTCAATCTGCTGCACTATGCTCAATTTATCTTTAAGAATTTTGATGTCATTTGTTAGAGCTTCTATCTTTGATGTGCAATCGTCGCAAGACTTAGTTAAAGATGCAACTCTCTTTTCTTGAGCCTGTACATCAAATGTCGTTACAATCTTAAAATCTTTGTGTGATCCAAGTTCAGTCTTTAAGTTAGATATGTCAGATTGTCGCTGGGCATTTAGCAACTCTATTTCTTCAACTTGCTCCTTTATCGTAGACACAAGTTCTGCATGCTGCTTCTTTAATTCATCCCAGTTCTTGTCTGGATAGTTCTTTAGCTGCGCCTTCAAGCCGTTGAGATCTTTGTTGGCTAAATCTGCCATCTTATCGAAGACATCGAGTCCTAAGAATCTAGATAAGAATGCTCTCCTCTTAGTAGATCCTTGTGAAATAAATGCATTGATATCTCCCTGCGCTGAAAGAGAAGTAATAGAAAAATCTTCGTGTGTACCAATTAGAGATCGAATAGCTTTCTCTGTGTCTGTTCTGAGATCTCCGCATAGATCTTCTAGCTCTCCGTCTTCTTGCATCTTGAAAAAGTTTAGAGAAGTTGTAGCACTTACCACACCGCGCTTATTGGTTGATTTTGTAGTTTGACGCTCTGCTACGTAAACATTGCCATTGTGATCAAAAATTGAACGTGCATAGCAATGAGGTTTTCTGATATTACAAACGTGAAGATTCTTTATTGATCCTCTGTCGGTTGTATTGAAAAGGTTGTACATCAAAGTTCCAACAATGGAGGACTTGCCAATTCTATTAGAGCCGAATATTCCTACTATGCCATTGAGCTTAGAAAAATCTATCTCGTTATCTTCTCCGTAAGCGAAAGTATTATCCCACTTGAGATGTCTTAGAGACCACTTTGATCCTCTCGTTTGATCGTCTGAGGATGAAGCAGTGGAAAGATATTTCTTCGTTTGAGTTGTCAAGCTATCCCAGTTAACATCAGACACTCCGTTCTCTTTACAATATGTTTGAATGAGTGATAAGATCACATCAGAAGATGTTAAGTCCGATTTAGCGATAACTGTGCTGCCAGCCTTGATCGTCTCGCTCTCTGCTTTGTACTCGGATTTGAAAGTTACTTCTGTAGCGTCATACAGACTCTTGAGAGTCTGATTGAAAAAGCTAACATCATCTTGACTGAGAGCATTAGATGATTTAATTCTGAAGCGTGACTGCTTGGGATATTGTGAAGCTTCTTTCAAAAAATCTTTTTGAGAACCATTCCAACTAACAGTTACGAAAGGTCGTGGATTAGGAAGCTTTTTAAAAGTAACGTCCCAATCGTCCTGAGACTTAATATTCCAAAGAAGATAACCATGTTCCAGTTCTTCAGCATAATTTTGTTGAATGGGTGTGCCTGGGTAAGATATCCAAGGTTTCTTCTTTCCCTTGGAATCTTCTCTATAGCCAAGATGCTGTGTCTGGTGAATGTCGCCAAGAAATACGAAAGGGTACTTCTGAAAGAAGTCTACCTTAATTTGAGTCTCATCAATTTCCCAACCTGACTCTGTCACTGAGCCTTGTACCGGTCCATGATAGCATGCGATGTTTATCTTGCCTGATTCTGGTTTTACTTCGGGCCATCCTTCTTCGTCAAACAAAGAATAAACGCACCACGTAAATCCTTCCTGAAATTCATACACGCCACTCTTTTTGTAGAGTGTAATATTAGGATTGTTTATGGCTTGAACAATGGGAGATACAGCATCCTGTCTAGACAGATTAGTTAAATTACCGTCATGATTACCAAGTGTCAAGTGAACGGGGGCAATTTTGACTAAAGTCTCTAACCACCATGTCAGCTGCTCAATGTACTCTGGTGAGATCCCCGACGTCTTGGTATGAAAGATGTCCCCGCCGACGAAGATGTGGTCTACTTTATTCTTCTTGCAATCTTCAGCAAAGGATTCAAAAACTTGTCTGTACTCATCGTGACGGCTTAATCCGCGCCAGTGCACATCTGCGGTATGGGCTATTTTGACCATTCTATCAATCTTTAACTTAAGTTACAATAATGTTCAAATTTATTAAAATCGTAAACTAGAAGTGATCGCTTTGTTTAGTCTATTAGAAAACATATCGCGCCAGCTGAGAGGTCGAGCAGCGCCTAAAGCTTCTACAAACTGCTCTTTTGTCATGTTGCCAGGATCGCCCCATTGTCTAACATCTACAACTACGACATCGACATCATATTCTTGAAGCTTCTTGACTAACTTGGGCATCTTAGAATTCCACATGTCACCATCCATTGCCAGAGCAACTGGCGTGTTGTGTAATAGAATTTTGTTAAAAAGTTCATGTCGCTCATCAAGATCAGAACCTAGCATAGCTGTTGAATTTTCAGGACACTTAACTAAATCAAAAGGTCCTTCACATAGAACTAGTCTTCTAGACCAGTCTATATTGATCTCATTGAAGACGATGGGATTCTTGTCAACGTCGGGATTGTCATATTTTGGTTTTCTGGTAGAATCTACTGCACGGGCGACAAAGTAATTTAGGCTTCCTTTGCTGTCAAAAGACGGCATTAGAACTCTTCTCTTCCAGCGTGGATCATTTGAGAATCCAAATTTAAAGTACCATGCATCTTTCTCCTCTAATCCTCTACCGTGCACGTATCTCCAAAGCGCTCTAACATCTGGGTCATTTGAGTTTCCGAGTGAAAGAAGACAAAAGTCTCTTGGTAGTTCTATCTTTTTTGTCTCTTCTATTTCAGCTGTGATTAAATCGTTTCTGTCATTGACACCCAGCAATTTCTTATAGATGCTGATCTGATCTTGTGAACCGTACTTCTTTAGAAGTGGCAAAAGACTACGGGATTTCCAGCCGCAAATCCAGCAGTGATTTGCATCATCAGATGTTCTAATCGCTAGTTTCTTCTTGTGCGGATCTGATGGAGCGCAAATGGGACATCGAACGTCAAAATTCTTGCCATTTCCAGAAAGCCTTCCTCGTCCAAAGATCGACTCATAAAATTTGACTTTATCAGTCAGAGATAATACCACGCTATAACACTAACACAGATCAATGTGTTTGTTCATGCTACAACAAACTAGCAGCTCTAGCAATGACATACGCATCGGTCGCATCTCTGCTCCAGTCAACAGATTCACCGTTTTTCTTTGTCGGCCACTTCATATGTGACAAATCATTTTCACACATGTATTTAAAGACTTGTTCCTTGCCTGACATGCCAGCGATCGAGGTACGTTGCATCTTTATTCCGCAGAGCTTCCGCGCGGACGACGAGGCGATGTACTCAGGATCTACCTTAAATATTTCGCGAGAGATGTACGACACGATGCCGTTGAACCTCATGAGGGTCGTGATCGTCGCAGCGGAAGACATTCCAGTACGAAATCCCATCAGAGGCTCTTCTAGAAAAACTCTAATTTTACCTTCAAAACTCTTTCTCAAAGAATCGAATTCAACTGCTACAAGATCAGATTTCTCCCACAGTGTCTTGCACTTCTTAAATTCTATTCGATCTAAGCATAAAATGTGGGAGCCTTTAGGATCAGGCATTATGTCAGGATTCAACAAGCACACTCCCGTAACCGAGGTAGAAACGTCGAGTCCAAGTATCAGGTCTCCCACAACATGCTATTTTTCCACAAGATTGAAGCATGTAAATTCGATTAAATCAAGCCCATATTCTTTAATTCAATTTCTGTAAGTATTTCATAAGTAGCACCGTTGCTGGTGCACCATGCATGCGCCGCTTGCGCCTTCTTCTTAACATTGGCTTGTTCTAGTTTTCTCTTCTGCTTAATCTCTATCACACGTCGAGTGCCATCTTTAAATTCAACGTAAAAATCAGGATAGTACTTTCGAATCTTCTTAGTTCTCTGATTAGATGTGTATTCTATGACTGTCTTTTCATAAGACCATAGAACTACGTCTGGATTTGAGTCAAGAAAAAGCATATATTTCTGTTCCCAAGAAGACCGAAATTTGCACTCTCCTGCTATGGGTGAAACATGTAATCCTCTGTGATAGCGTCCCCGCTTGCTTTTCTTTTTCTTTCTCTTCTTCATTAAAAATCCAGAGCAACCTTAAACAAAATTTTGTCAGCATTTCTTTTGATGATTGGTTGAGCTAGTTTGGCCTTTGCTATCACATTCATATTTTCATCATGAAAATTAATACCAGTTACGTAGACAAAGTTTTCTTTATCGGTGGGATCTCCTGTTGCTCTCATGCTGTTTTTTGAAGCAGCATAAGTTGGATTAGAAGAAGAATTTAACTGACCCTGTCCAGCTAAGATCTCGTATTTTGTTGAGTATATGTTGTTCACACCCTTAAAAGATATCTCGTATTGTTCTTTTCCAAAGAAGAACAGATGTGGACTCTTTAGTAGAATGATACCTTCATCATAGAATATGTTGCCAACAGAGCCTTGTGTAAAATGAACGCTGTTAGAATCAGCTCTGTAAAGATTGCCTAGACCGTCATCTTTTAGCGTCAATTTAATAGCGCCTTCGGATCCAGAAATAGAATCATCAGTTATCACAAAGCTTCCAGGTAGAATTCTCCTACCGTAATAC